TTGCACAACAACGTATGAGTCGTGATTTAAGAACTCGTGAGATGCTAAAAGTAGTAACCACAACAGCAACTGATAGCACAGTTCAATTACCAGTTGACTTCTTAGAGATGCGTGAGTTACACTTTCAAGGAAACCCACCAATTACATTAGAGTATGAAAGTCCTGATAAGTTCTTTAGAGATATGCTCACAACAACATCAGGCTTACCTTACTACTACACAATCATTGGCTACGAGTTTCAATTTGCACCTGCACCTGACAGCTCAATGACATTGCAAATGCTTTACTACGCAGAACCAGAATTTATCTCAAGCACAACATCAACTAATCTATATATAACTAATTATCCCGATGCTTTGTTGTACGCAACATTAGCAGAAGCAGAGCCATATTTATTTAATGAGTCAAGACTTGAAACATGGGCTACAATGTATCAACGTGCAATTACTAATATCATGAATAGCGACATTGGTAAGAAATTCCCTAATACAGCTCTTAATGTCACATTGAGATAAATATGACCACATGGACTGATGAAACATACAACTCAAACACATGGGTTTCTAATCTAGATTCATTATATGTGCTTCCATATTATTGGCAGGCTGGCTACTGTGGTGATGATAATGATTGGACTGAAGTAACACCATCAACAAATACTTGGATTGAAGGATAGATATGTCAACAATAGTAACTAGAGCAGGCAAAGGCTCGCCTCTTACGCACGAGGAGGTAGATGCTAACTTTACCAATCTAAACACAGACAAACTACAATCTGGAAATACTGCTGCTGAATTAACAATCAATACTGCAACAATTACAGGTGGAACAATTACAGGTATTACTGACCTAGCAATCGCTGACGGTGGCACAGGTGCGTCTACTGCTGCTAACGCTAGAACTAATCTTGGTGTATCTGCTTCAGGATCTGATACTACTTACGCTTATCGTGCAAACAATTTATCTGATTTAGCATCTGCATCAACAGCTAGAACTAATCTAGGTTTAGGTTCAATTGCAACTCAAAGCTCAAGCTCAGTTTCTATTACTGGCGGTTCTATCACAGGAATTACAGATTTAGCTATTGCCGATGGTGGTACGGGTGCTAGTACGGCTGCTGATGCTAGAACTAATTTAGGTTTGGTTATTGGTACTAACGTACAAGCCTATGATGCAGATTTAACTACATTAGGTGCAGGTGGTAGTGCTGCTAGGTCTTTTCTTGGGTTGGCTATTGGTACAGATGTTCAAGCCTATGATGCAGATATTCCTACAGTAAGTGCATCTCAAGCTGAAATGGAAGCTGGTACAGAAACAGCGTTACGTTCTATGTCCCCATTAAGAGTTAAACAAGCAATTACAGCTAATGCTGTTACACCTACAATTGCATCAACTGCTGAAGCACAGGCTGGCACAAATAACACAAATTTTATTACGCCTTTAAGAATGCGAGAAGGCTTTAATGCTTCAGGCTCTGCGCCTGTGTATGCTTGTCGTGCATGGGTAAACTTTAATGGTACAGGTACAGTTGCTATTCGTGCTAGTGGGAATGTTTCTAGTATTACTGATAATGGTACAGGTGATTATACGGTAAATTTTACTACTGCATTGTCTGATGCGAATTATAGTTTTACTGCTACTGCAATAGATACTGCAACTAATTTTGTTAGTATTGGAAATAATAGTAATTTTTCACAAACTACTTCTACTATTAGATTTGGCACAAGAAATGCTGGTGGGGCATTGGCAGATATTACAAACATTAATGTGCAAATATTCAGATAAGGGTAAAAATGAACGTAATTATTTTTGACAATGGCAATGGAGTTTCAGTAGTTTATCCTACTGGAGAATTGTCTATAGAAGATGTAAAAGCAAAAGATTGTCCTCAAGGCACTATTGTTGATGATTCAATGTTACCTAATCGTGATTTTCGAAATGCTTGGGAATTAGTTTCAAACAATATTGTAGTAAATTTTATTAAAGCTAAAGAATTAACTAAAGATAGAATTCGTTTTGAACGCCAACCATTATTAGATTCCCTAGACCTAGCATATCAACGTGCTTTAGAAGATGGGTCAGATACTTCTGATATTGTTGCTGAAAAGAATCGTCTAAGAGCTATTACAGATTTAGTTGATAGCGCACAAACATTAGATGAATTAAAAAATTTAAAAATTATCAATTAAAAAGTAATATTTGGCATAGAAAAGGCTAAAACATGGCTAAAAATAAAGTAAGTGAATGGTCAGCTACACCTGCTGATAATACTGATGTTGGTGGCATTGACATTAATGAAGGTTGCGCTCCTTCAGGCATTAACAATGCTATCCGTGACGTAATGGCACAGATCAAGGATATGCAAACAGGCGCAGACGGTGATAACTTTGTTGTAGGTGGAAATCTAACAGTAAACGGCACAACTACATTAGCTACGCCACTGCCTGTGGCTTCAGGTGGTACAGGCGCATCTACAGCAGAAGCATCGAGAACTGCTTTAGGTTTAGGCACTATGTCAACACAAGCTGCTAACAACGTAGCAATTACAGGTGGTTCTATTACAGGAATTACAGACTTATCTGTAGCTGATGGTGGTACAGGAGCATCTAGCATTACTGCAAATAGTGTTATTCTTGGCAACGGAACATCTGCATTATCTGGTAATTTAGTCGCGCCTGGAACATCAGGGAATGTATTAACATCTAATGGGACTACATGGACAAGTGCAGCATTAAATTTTGACAAATCTTTATCAGCAAATGGTTATCAAAAATTTCCTGGTGGATTAACTATACAATGGGGAATATCCTCTGTTGGAAGCGTCACATTTCCAATTGCTTTTTCAACTGCTTGCTATGCAGTAACAGCAACCAATAATGACGGAACAGTTCAGCCAGTCAATGTTACTAATTTCAGTACATCTGGGTTTACTTTATCAGGTGACGCTGCATCTTGGATTGCAATAGGAGTTTAAATGGCTATTCAAAGAGTAACATTTACAGAATGGACTCCTGACCTTCCTGGCGTAGCTGAGAACTTATCTGTAGCTAAAAACGTAGTACCTACCTCTATTGGTTATGCTCCGTTTCCTACTGCTGTAGATTATAGTGCTGCTGCTAGTGAGAATCTTAACAATGTATTTGCAGGTCGTTTTGCATCTACTACAACAATATTTGCTGGTGGTGCTACCAAGCTGTTTAAGTTTGACTCTGTTGATTTAAGCATGGATAACGTATCTAAGTCAGGTAACTATACAGGTATTGAGCGATGGAACTTTATTCAGTTTGGTAACACTATTATTGCTGCTAACAACGTAAACAAGTTACAAGGATTTACACTAGGCTCAAGCACTACATTTGATGACTTGGCTGCTGCTGCTCCTGTTGCTAAATACGTAGCTGTTGTACGTGACTTTGTGGTAGCTGCTAACCTAGATTCAGGCTCAACGGTAACAAAGTTCAATGGTCAGATATTAACGATGAATCTGATTGGACAAGTGGTGCTACATCACAATCTGATTATCAAATCATTGCAGATGGTGGCAACATTACAGGGCTTACAGGTGGTGAGTTTGGTTTAGTATTGCTAGAACGTGCTGTAGCTCGTATGCAGTATATTGGTTCACCATTCTTCTTTCAGTTTGACACTATCTCTCGTGGTTTGGGTTGCTTAGAAGGTAACTCAGTTACTAAGTATAACAACATCACTTACTTTTTAAGTGAAGATGGTTTCTATGCTTGCGATGGTCAAACAGTAACACCTATCGGTACACAAAAGATTGATAACTGGTTTTTCAATAACGCTAACCCTGCTAAATTAAGCGAGATGTCAGCAACAGTTGATCCTATTCGTAAAATTGTAGTATGGGATTTTGTCAACGTATTTGGTGGTCGTTCAATTCTTATTTACAACTGGCAAGTAGATAAATGGTCTTATGGTGATACAGACGTTGACTATATTAACAACATCGCAACTGCTGGTTTAGTGTTAGAGGGTATTGATGACTTTTACAATGTAACAGCAGGTTCTTTTGTTGTAGGTAAGTCTTACACAATCACAGCATTAGGTACAACTAACTTTACTTTAATTGGTGCTGAACTTAATAAGGTAGGCGTAAAGTTTACAGCAACAGGCGTAGGCTCTGGAACAGGTGAAGCAATTGACTTAGAAGCTGCTGCGGCTGCTAATCGTACAATGGACACATTAACTACATCTTTGGATGATAGTCTTTGGTCAGGTGGTAAGTTTTTATCTGCTGGTGTACGTGATGACAAGATTGTAACCTTCACAGGTGCTAATGCTCCTGCAATGATTACAACAGGCGATATAGGCTCTGAATACACATCAGTTGTTACATTGGCTCGACCAATTGTAGATAATGGCTCTGCTAGCGTTTCTGTGGCTTCTAGAGTGCTTTTAAATCAAGTTCCTGTGTTTGGTGCGTATGTACCAGCTACTATCGAGAATAGAGTATCATTACGTAGTAACGGTAAATACCACAGAATATCTGTTATTCCTACTGGTGACCAATGGTCTAATACAATGGCTGTTGATATTGAAGTAACTCAACAAGGTACAAGATGACAATTGTTAATCAACAATATAGAAAGCTCAATCCTGCTGGTGCAAATCCTCGTGAAATATCTGAGGTGGTTAATAACCTAATGGATGGTAAGTCAAATAACGTAGGTGATTTTACTACAACACAATCAGCAACCACAACAACAATCTACAACGAACGCATTGGTTTTAACTCAGCAATTCTTTTTACTCCAATGAATAGTAACGCTGCTGGCGAAATGGATGTACTTTACGTTTCTGAATTAGCTAAAGGTTCTGCTGTTATTACTCATGGTTCACACGCATATGATTGTGTATTTAAATACGTAGTGGTGGGCTAATGAAGATAAGCGCAATTCTTGATATAGACCAAGTATGGGCAGACATCGAAACTTATATAGAAGGTGCTGCCAAATACACACATGGTCGTTACACAGCAGATGATATTCGACAGACGTTTAAAGAAGGCGGTCAGCAGTTATGGATTGCTTACGATGACAAGATATACGGTGCTGTAATAACCGAGATAGTTGAATACCCACAGATGAGAGCTTTAATCATGCACTTTACAGGTGGTATAGAGCTTCCTAAGTGGAAAGATGAAATGTTGTCTGTATTAAGAAGTTTTGCTAAAGACGCTAATTGTAAAACAATAGAATCATTTGGTCGTACAGGTTGGAAAAAAGTGTTTAGTAAAGACGGTTTCAAGTCTAAATTTATGTTCTACGAGTTACCTATAGAAG